GGGTTTTGAGCAGCTTCACGAACTTTTTGCACCAGCTTTGGGTTTGCCCTGGCAGCTTGATGATGATGTTTCAAATGTTCTGCCCAAGACGAAAACAACTGCAAATTTTCAAGCCGATTGTCGGTCTTGTCGCGGTTCAAATGATGAACATTCTCACCTGGCTTTAAAAACCGACCTAAATGGACCTCCATTACCAGGCGATGCTGTTGAATTGTTCCGTACATTGAACGTGGATGAGTCGGGCACCATTCAAAAACATAGCCCTGAGCACTTACCGTCGTGGGTGCATCCGTATAGCGGCGAGGCGATGCGTCTGGTTGAGGACGTTGTGTTTGGAAGGATGGAATCGACATACGTTGGAGAATGTTTAGTTACAGACATTACAGTTGATGGCGCTAACCACTATATATCAGATGCCGGATTGATAAACAAGAATAGTCATGCGGCGGTCGAAGAGGCGGGAAACTACAACACGCCAGAGCCTATATTTAAGCTGTTTGGTGCACTTCGGGGTGGCACTAATCCGCAAATCATACTGACGTTCAACCCTGGTGGTAGTGGGCACCATTGGCTGAAAGAGCGGTTTATAAAACCAGCGCCGAAGGGCTGGAAGATACTTCAATGGCCGATTGGTAACGGCAAGACGATTGATTACATCTACATTCCGAGCCGGGTACACGATAACAAGATACTGCTTGATAAAGACCCTGGTTACATCGACCGTTTGCACATGGTGGGTAGTCCTGAGCTAGTACGAGCATGGCTTGAGGGCGATTTCGAGATTCACGAAGGTAGTTACTTCCCTGAGTTTAGCGGTAAGCACATCGTAACGCCGTTTAACGTACCCAAACACTGGCCAAAGTATCTTGGTTTTGACTGGGGTTATAGAAGTCCGTTTGCGGCGGTGTGGGGAGCGATTTGCTCGGGCAAGAATGATGAGGGCAGGGAGGTTGAGATACCCAAAGGTGCCATCGTTATCTACCGAGAGATGTGGGGCCGTCAAATTGAGAATAAGGAACAGGCGGAGCGTATTGCGTCTGTGTCGATTGGCGAGAACGTCCATGCGGTTGCTGACCCGGCCATATTTAGTAGCCAGGGTGGGCCAAGCATCAATGACCAGTTCAATGCGGTGTTCTCAAAGTTTAAGCATCCGTCTTTCAGGGCGGCTGATAACGACCGCATCTCGGGGTGGACTCAGTTACGACGACGATTACAGCACGACCCCCCGATGCTTTATTTCTTTTCTACGTGTCCGTACCTGATAGAATCGCTACCAGCACTACAACTCGATCCCAAGAACCACGAGGATGCTGATTCTTCGGGTGACGACCATGCGTGTGACGCACTTCGTTACCTTTGCAAAGAACGGTTACTCGATTCGCTATACGAGAAGCCAGTTGAAAAATCGGTGCACAAAGGGCGGGTCAAACTTCAGCTTTACGTTAATCAAATACGAGCTGAGCAAAAACGAGCGAAGTTATAATGAAGAGTTCAGACAAATACACGGGCAAATGGTGGCATACGCAACTTGCTGCGGCTGAGGATAGGCACCATAAGTTCTTTGAGGACTCTAAGGAGTCCATCCAGATATACAAAGCCCGAAAGGAGATGACCGATACCCAACGGCGTTTGAATGTCTGGTGGTACTTGGTCAATACGCTGTTACCTGCGTATTACTCGTCTACCCCGAAGGCTGAGGTGAATCTTCGTAAGCGTGTCGGCGGCATGAAGTATCAGCTTGGTGCTGTAGTGCTTGAGCGCAACACTCAGTTTGCGATGGATGAGCACTTTGATTTTGACCTCGTTGGCTATAATGCGGCGTTGCAGTTTCTCCTTACGGGCCGTTCTATCCTTTGGGCCAGATACGAAGCTGAGTTTGAGAAAGAAGAGGTTGAGTTTGCACTAATACGCGGTGCAGATGGGCGGCTCGTTAATGCGCAAGGGCAACCGTTTGAGGGCGATGAATCGAGCCTCATAACCAGTCCTGAAGGGCTTATTATCGGCAAGATGGAAGTCGAAATGAAGGACGATGAGAGGGCTATCCTCGATTGCGTTCACTACAACGACTTTCTTACGTCTGATGCGCGAAACGAGTCTGAGATTGAGTGGGTGGCTCGTCGTGCGTTTATGAGCCGCTATGAAGTTGAGGAGATGTTTGGCAAGGACGTAGCTAAAGACCTTAACTTTACGTCGTATCCTGATGCACTAAAGCGTGAACGTATCGCGGAGACTGAAAAGTATGAAGGCAAAGCCGAACTGTACGAAATCTGGTGCAAAGAAAGTGATAAAGTTTACTGGCTCCAAAAGAAAGGCGAAAGCTCGGTGTTGCAAGAAGGTGAGCCGCCAGTTGAGTTCGAGGGATTCTGGCCTTGTTCAGTCATTAACCAGAGCACTGACCCGGATTCGATTATACCCGTCTCTGATTATGTTCATGTTAAAGACCAGATTCTCGAAGTCGAACGAATCACGACGCGATTAGCATCAGTTGTTCAGGCGATTCGTACTAATGCGCTGTATGACGCGACCATGGGCCAACAGGTCGAACAGTTGCTCCAGGGCGATTTAAAGTACATTCCCGTGATGAACTGGCCTAGTTATAAGGGCCGAGGCGGTCAAGCTACGGGCATAGAGTATCTGGATATTGGGCCGTATGTGGAGGCGATGCAGACGCTTCAGGCAGCTAGAACGGCGGCGCTTGAACAGTTGTATGAGACGCTGAAGGTGTCAGACCTATTGCGCGGCACATCAGCGGAGTACAAGACCGCAACGGCCAATCGCCTTGAAAACCAGTGGTCGAGCCTTGGGCTTATCGTAAGACAAAACCAGTTTGCCAAGTTTGTATCGGATGGTGTTAACAAATTGGGCACTATCATTGCGTCGCAGTTTAGCCCGAAGGTGCTCTTTGAGGTTGCCGATATTGACACGCTGATACAGCCGCTAATTCAAGAGGGCGACCCACAGCAGATGGCGATGCAGATGGAGAGCATTAAGGCTGAAGTGCTCGATGCCATCCAGAATGAGGATATGCGGGTTTACCGCATTAATATCGCTACCGACTCCATGGTGGCGCTTGACCAAGCGCAAGAAAAGTCCGATGGGCTTGATTTGCTCAATACCTGCGGCCAGTTCTTTGACCAAATGAAGGTGATGATTGAGCAGTACCCACCCCTCTCCATGTTTGCGATGGAGCTCATGCAGAACATGGTGCGGCGCTTCAAGGGTGGCAAGGAGCTAGATGCCTTGTTCAGCAACGCCTTGATGGGCATCAAGATGATTGCGCAGCAAAAGGAACAGCAAGCTGCGCAACCGCCGCCACCAGACCCGATGATGGAGCAGGTGAACGCGACCCGTGAAGCGAACCAAATGAAGTTTCAGATTGACCAAGCCAAGTTGCAGATTGACCAGCAAGAGTCATATCAAAAGACGATGGCGGCACAAGCTGAAGCTCAAGCCCGGATGCAGCAATCGCAAGTTGACGTTGAGATTGCGTATCGTAAGGCGCAACTCGATGAGTACGTTGCACAACAGCAACTCATTATCGAGCAATCGAAGTTGCAGATGAAGCAGCGTGAGCTTGAAGTTGAGATGATGCGCATCCAGAGCGAAGCGGCTGTGAAAGCTGATTCGACCGAGGCGAGGCGAGAAGCGGATAGGATTGCGCAGCTTATTGATGTGCAGCGGCTCGAAATGGAAAACATGGCGATTCGGATGAAAGAGTCTGAAAAGCTGTTAGAGGAGCGCCGCTTAGCGTCTGAGCAAGAGTTGGAGCGTGTGCGGTTAAGTTTAGAGACTCGTGCAGCGATGCTGAACAAGACCGCAGTAGAAAGCAAAGAGTCTATGCCGCCTATCAACATTACGATTGACGGCAAACAGAACGGACGTAGAAAGATAACAAAAGTAGTTGGAACAGACGGAACAACAGAGTATCAAGAAGAGTTTATAAAGGACTAGGCCATGCCAAAATCAACAACGACAAACAATAACATTCTTAAGCTGATTTTTAATGCCACCAACTGGGCAAACGTGGCCGACAACGCGGCTTCGTCGCCACTGACGAACCTTCATTTGGCGTTACATACCGCCGACCCTGGCGTGGGTGGAAGTCAGACCACCAACGAAACGAGTTATACAAACTACGCTCGTGTGGCGGTTGTGCGTACAACTTCAGGCTGGACTGCGGCTACGACTTCAACCACGCAGAACGTGGCATTGCTTCAGTTCCCGCAGTGCGGCGCTACTGGTGCCACTGTTACTCACGTTTCAATCGGAACGGCTTCTTCGGGTGCTGGGACAATTCTTTACTCGGGTGCCTTGAACTCGTCACTGTCCGTTGCAAACCTGATTCAACCTCAGTTTGCTGCCG